TATATCATCATACACTATCATACGGAACAAACAACATACCACGCGCAAACCATAACATTTCAGTGTTTCAAATGGATCAAAAAAAAACAAAAAAACCGCGCGTAAATTTCTAAAAATCACAACACGATCACCAGGCGGACAATATCATAATCAGATATTAATAAACTAATTAATCTTTTAAAATAACATTAAAACACAATAAACAAAAATATATAATAATTTTAAACATCGCACATTTAGAATGTTATTTATTCCTTTCATTCCCTTGTAAAAGGTTAATACACTATAACGTGCTTTACTGGCTCATCTTTGTATGGGATGCAATGGGGTAATGTTAAAACATAGGAGGATAGATGGGGGAAGGGGCAATCAATCATCTGCTTATCCTTTCTCGCAGGGTAAGGTTCTTTGATAGCATGGCCAAATCTTTGAGGTGAGGGATGAAGTATTACAGGGTCATACCTTATATCTAATCGTTGAAGTATCGGTAGGTAAATAACTTTATAGAAAAGGGGAAAAGGTAGTGTGGGGTAGAAATAATTTGATTTCTCCCTTGTAGGATTTACCCTCTCACATTTCCCTATTTCCACAATTCCTTTTTTATCCCTCTTTAAAAATTCTTTTTTTAATTTTCCCTCTGATATAAATCCATTGAGGCAAAAAAAAAGATTATTAGATAGCAACTACTAAATAATTATATTAAGAGGTAAGAGATAAAAAATAAATTTACGCTTTTTTTTTGAAAAAATATTTAAATCCCGTTTATCGCGGGTTGGGTTTTGGGGCGGTCCTTTGAAATGAAGTGGCCGCTTTATTTCACCAATTTTACAATGAACTTACGCCGTTTAGGATTTTTAGAAAACGCAGAGCCGCGGAAAAGTTTTATCCCTTTGAGGGGAAATCCACTGAGTCCACGGTTGTGAAAGATTAATCCATCAATTATTTTATGTCATTGATTTTTAACGGTATTCTTCCGTTCTTGTGCCAGTTCTATGAGTGTCTCTCGCGAGTGAAACATAGAAAGGCCTCATACGCTTAACGCTTTATCATAATGTCCCCGTATGATCGTTATTACTATCGGGACTTCTGAGCGCTATCCATTTTATCCACGCATGGCATTCTCAAGCCTTCAAGTGGTATATTATGGCATTTTAAACCATAATGCGAATAGATTTCCTCCCCATTTTTTGTAATGAGAAACTTGGGAGTTTTAGTGTTGTTAAATTCTCAATACGGCAAAATAATAAATTATGTAAGGATGAAAAGGAAAAAAATATCTAAAACCTTTTAAACCCTTAATTTATTATTCCGTTGCCGTATTAAAAATTCAACAAAAAAACAATAACAAAAAATGTTATTGCTAAATGTCTTCCTCGTTCATTGTGTCTGTTATATTTTCCATATTTTTTATAAGTTTAAATAAAAAACCCATTCTAATTGTTGGCGACGAATACGATACCCTACCACAGGCACCCAATCGCTTTTGGCGAAAATAATCGCCAACAATCAAAAAAGGTTTTTGTGGTAGCGGGTTTGTATTCATACAATAAATATTATCAGATAATTAAAATGTTGTCAAGTGCATAATTTATTGAAGCAGAAGGGGAATACTATTCCCGCTCCCGCACTCAGTGGATAGGGGAAGTTAATGCCCCTGCTTCAATGAGTTACTCCACGAGAGGAATGGGAGCGGAGTCTTATTAGTCATTAAAGACTCCCGCTCCACTTCCATTGTCTTAAATATATAATATGTTAAAAATGTTGTCAAGTTTTTGGTTATGCTTTATAATGGAGATATGAAAACAGTATTAGAAAAATATGGAAAATCAAAGGTTACCTTATCTCTTCATATCCAAATAATTTTGGAAAGATATAATCTGCTCGGAAGGACGATGAGCGTAAATAAATTTTACACTGGATATGTCCATCGCTACGATCCCGGCATCACAAAAAGACAGTGGACTTGGTTTTTGAAAAAATATATTGAGAATGTTGAAATCAAGGCGGATAAAATAATAACTCTCGCGGAAGACAAGGCGGTGTCCGACATACAGCTTGAAGACAAATCAATCCGCAATGTTTTAACGATAGCGAATTTGACTTTAGACGAAGTGATAAAAAATCCAGAACGGCTCACGGATATTCCCGTAGAGATGAGAATGAAATGGTTTTTTGAATCAATGAAGGCGCGCGACTCAAGAGCGGGTGTTCTTCTTAAAAGCAAAGACCTTGATCGCAAGCAGAATATTTATGAAACAATGATAAAGAAAGCTCAATACGGAGAAATACTTGAAGACGGAGAAAAAGAAGAAGATGTATATCCCGAGACCGAAGAACCTAATCCTGATAAAGAATTTAATCCTGAATAATTTAAAAATGGAATATCAAGATAAAAATAAAAGCGAGACAATGGAAGGTCTCAACACAGACAAAGACAGAGAAGAATTATTATCTTTTACACAGGCGATTGCCAGAGGAAGAAAAAACCCCGTGTTTTTCGGAGAATATTTTTTGGGATTGCAATTTCATCCGGGACAAAAAATATGGTTGTGGCTTACCACCAAGACAAGAATAAAAGACGCGTATGAATTGGCAATGGTTATCGGAACTCCACTCCCCTCACTTGAACAACTTCTTGTCCACGAATTTTTAAAAAATATTCTATGTCCGTCAAATCGTTTCGGAAAAGAACAACCAATTTCCGAACCGGTTCTTACTGAGAATGGATTTAAACCTATTGGAGAAATAAAAATAGGAGATAAAATTTATACCAAAGACGGAACACTTACGGAAGTTGATGGCGTTTATCCACAAGGGAAAAAAGATGTTTATAAATTTATTTTTAATGATGGTTCGTGGACAAGGGTAGGACTTGAACATTTATGGGAAGTTATTACTCCGAACAATCGTTTTACAAAAGTTTATAATAACAAAGATAAGAGAGGTAAGGATGAATATGTAAATAAGAATTATAGAAAATTTTCAATATTAACTACTAAACAGATAATTGATAACTGGGGAGTATATCCTAAGGTGGGAAACAGAATTGAAATACCAATGGTTGAACCAATCCAGTTTCCTGAAAAGAAAACATTGATAGATCCTTATATTTTAGGATTATTACTGGGGGATGGAGGGATGTCATCCAACTCAGTTACCTTCTCAACATCAGATATTGAACTGATTGAATCAATAGGAAATTATAAAAAGAAAACAGGTAATAACTATGACTATTCCATACTGGGATTGGCGGGAAAATTAAGAGAATTAAAATTGCTTGGAAAAAATTCGCAAACAAAATTCATTCCAAAAGAGTATTTATATAATTCCGTTGAAAATAGAATATCTTTGTTGCAAGGACTTTTAGACACTGACGGTTGTTTTAATAAAAATGGAGTGATTGAATATGTTACCATTTCTCCACAACTTGCAAGTGCCATAAAATTTTTAGTTCAATCATTGGGAGGACAGGTGGTTATTGCAGAAAAATATCCAACATATACATATAAAGGTGAAAAAAAGAAAGGAAAAAAGGCATATAGAATCACGATTAGAATAAAAATTAATCCATTTAGATTAAAGTGTAAGAAAAAACTTTTTGATGATTTTAAATATTATACGACAAAGAATAGAATTTTAATTAAAATAGAAAAATTAGGAAAAGAAAAATCAGTTTGCATTCAAGTTGAACATCCTTCTCAACTTTACATTACAAGAGATTTCATTGTTACCCACAACACATTGGTTACGGCGGTTAAGCATATTTGGTATAATTTTTATAAAATAGGAGCGAAAGGCTCTCCAAGACTTATTCACGATGTCAGATATTCCACTCTTAATCTTTCCCCGCATTCTTTACAGGTTGACGCGGCTTACAGATATGTCATTGATTTTTTTGATGAAAAATTCGTCTATACTTGGAACGGAGAACAAACCAGAAACAAATGTCTTATAAAAGATTTCTTAATAGACCATAGACAGATTAAAAGAGAATTAATTTTCGCAAACAATTCTTCCATAAAGGGAGTGCCGACAGGAGAAGACCAAGCATCGTCTCTCGCCGGAACTCAGTTTATGTATATATCATATGATGAAGCTCCGCAAAGTCGTCATCTTCGTGAAGAACTACCGGCAAAAATTCAATCCCGCCTAATTGATTCGGGAGGTCCGCTTGATATTATCGGCACTCCTGAAGTGGACAAACCTTCACACACTTACTATCAAAGAATAACTAAATACGGAACGACTCTTAATAAAGGATTTTTTACATTACAAGGAAAATTGGCGGACAACTTTTTTATAGGAGAGGAGGAAAGAACTAAAACTTTGAAATCAATAAAAGAAACCGACCCCGAGAAATATAGGCAAGTGGCATTTGGAGATTTTATAACATCCGGAGCCAAGTTATTTGACAACGCAGTTATAGAAAATATTTGGGAGGGAGAAACATTTTTACAGCAAGGAATACCGGGAAGAAATTATATCATTGGAATTGATTGGGGATTTTCAGACACAGGAGATCCAACCGCAATGTATGTAATTGATTATACAAATCTCAATTTACTTTTGGAAGGAAGACTGAATATAATGGTTGACCCAATTCTATATAGAATCGTATTCAGAGAGGTTATCAAAGGAGGCTCACCGTATGAAGTTCTTGCCAGAGCGAGAGTGTTGCAAAAAGATTTTAATGATGGACTCCTCGTTCACGACTCGTCATCAATGGGTGGAGTGATAATAAAGAAAATGCTTCGTGAAATGAATGTCAGTCCGATATATGATTTTACCAATTCCCGCAGTCCGAAAGATGAAATGCTTTTTATACTCGTAAGGGCGCTCACCTACAATCGCAGAACCGAAACATTAAAGAATGGAAAAATAAAAGAACTTGTTCCTATTTATGGAAAGTTGCGATCCCCCATTATTCCATCACTGGAAGAACAACTTGGAGGGTATCATATTGAAGATAAGAAATTGGAACAGGACGAAATAATGGCGCTGGGAATGCCGATATGGTATTTGGAAAAAAAGCTCGCTCATCATAAGACAAAAGTTTTTGATATAAACCTGCTCGCAAGCACTCCCGAGGAAATATTAAAAGTCCCGGGATGTGATAATAAGGCGAAGCAAATTGGAATAAGAGAATTTAAAATAAGAGAAAGGATAATTTAAAAATATGGAATACAAACAAAATATGTCTTCAAAAGAAGAGAAGAAATTTGAAGAGGGTGTTAGAAATGAATACCTTGAACACAAATCCGAAACGGATAAAGATTTAGAGTTTCGTTTAAAAGGAGTTCCATGGACAAGAGGAGCTTCCGGCTATCAATTCGCCGGCTATGAAACACTCAGCCAATTCTATCGCGGAGACCAGTGGGAACACAACGAACCTCCCGGAGCTTCTCAAAGAGTAGATAATTATTGCGCTGTCGTGGTTGATAATTTCTCATCGCTTCTTTACGACGCTCCCGTGGAAATCAACTGCAAAAGCCAAGACGAATCCGATGATTTCTTGGAATTACTGGCTGAAATTAAAGAAAAATTATTGAAGAAAATCTATGACGAGAATGACGCGGATGAAATTATCTTCCCCGAGCTTTCAAAAACACAATCTCTTTTCGGGGATGGTTTTATTAAAGGTCCACTATTGGATAAAAATGGAAGTTTAAATAAAAAGGACTGGAAAATAGTTTTTCATAATGTTGAAAATCCAGCCAATATCCGTCCGATATTTGATGACGAGAATTATAAAAAGCTCTTCGGTTTCATAGACAACACGGCGATTTCCCCAATGAAAGCCGTTAAACTTTATAAAGACAAAATGTTTGAAAGAGGATTGAGCATAGAGAATATGATTAAGAAAGCTAATGCCAAATCAAGAATTGGAATGCGAAACCAGCCGAATGTCGGGTCGCAACAAACATATCAAAAAATGCTTTTCAGAAATGAATATTGGACGGAAAAATATATGGCTATCTTTTTGGAAGACGAACTTATTGATTATTGGTATCACAACTGGGAATTTGTTCCATTGGAATTTATAAAAAATAATTATGTCCCCAACCATCCTTATGGGAAATCGGACA